TACTTTATCTACTAAGTTACTAATTGTTTTAACGACTTTTTTTCGAACTGAATCCACAGGCTCAATAACATATTCAGTAAATAATTCCATTGATTTTTTTACTGATTTTGATAAAGAATTAAATATTTTTTTTATTGTTGAAGAGATTTTATCGACAACCTTCCCAACTATTTTTCCTGCTTTTTCAAGTTTGTCTTCTACCCATTCAACAACTTCATCGAACCCTTTTTTTATTTTTCTGCCGACTAGCCGTATTGGACCATAGATAAGCCAAAAAATTACCTCTGCAGCTTTTCCAAGTTTCTTACCCGCTTTTTCTAGGGCTTTTTCTATTTTGCCCATCCATTTTGAAAAAGTTTTAGCTATTTTATCAATCAAGTCTGTAATTGCATCATATGGTGGATCAAGAACTTTCTTTTTAAAAGCTTTCAATCCATCTTTGATAGTATCAAGTAGATCATCTACCCACTTTTTAAACTTCTTATTGTGTTTGTACAATAGAGCAACTACACCAGCAATTGGATTTAGAATGAATGTTAATACTTCTTTCCAGTCCTCTTTAAAGAAATCGATAATGGAGTTAAAAACCTTTTTGATACTTTTTTTGATGCTAGTAACTTTATCTGTAACCGACTCCTTAAATTCAACAAATCCTTCTGAAATATTTTTAAAAAAGGTCTTAATCTTCTTCAAAGATACCTCTACAAAGTTTTTTACTGCATCGACAATTCCATCTATGAACTCACGAAATGGCTTGCTTGTTTTATATGCTTTATAAAATGCAAATCCAATTCCTGCAATTGCGGCAGGTATAAGAAAAATTGGACTAGCAAGTAACGCCGTTCCACCAAATATATCAAGCAGTTTCCCAAAAGCTGTAGCCACACCAACAATTTTGTTGGCAATAAATAAGGTAGTTAATGCTTTTCCTAAAAGAGCTATTCCTTTTTCGTGTTTTGATAACGCACTTAAGACATCATCAAATCGTTGTAATGGGTCTTTCGTTTTGCCAGTTTCTTTTGAAAGTAAACTAAAATTGCCAGTGAGTTTTTCAATAATATCAAGAACCGTGTCCCACGCAGCACCAAAAAATATTTTAGAAATCTTTTTCAAATTATCAAAGATACTCGATAATTTATCCTGATTATCGTTTAAATAATCTATGCCTTTCAAAATAGAATCAAATAATTTAGTAGTATTGTCTGATATGAAGCTGATGATATCTGTAAGTTTATCTTTACCGATGCCATCAACAATCTCGTTCATTTTAGTAACGATATTCGCTTGGAGGTTACCCATTGCACCCTCAAAAGTCTTAGTAGACTTTGCAGCTTCTTCAGCTACATCGGTCATACCTAAATCAACAATCGCTTTACTAAATTCTTCAGCTGATATTTGACCTTCTTCCATCGCGTCACGAAAGTTTCCTGTGAAGGCACCGTTGTTTTTCATCGCTTCTTGCATTTTACCTGATGCACCGGGAATGGCATCAGCCATTTGATTCCAGTTTTCTGTGGTTAGTTTTCCTGCACCAGCTGTTTGCGTAAGCATCATTGCTACTGATTTAAATGTTTCAGCATTACCACCTGCCACAGCGTTCAAATTTCCCGCTGCTTCTGTTAGCTCTTGATAATTTGCAATTCCATTCGCCCCTAACTGGGCGGTAGTATTCGAGATATCGGACAATTCATATACTGTGTCATCTGCATATTTTTTTACAAATTTAGCAGCTTCTTTTGTTTCTTTTTCTGTAAAGCCAGCAAATTGCATCGTAGATTTGAATTTGTCCATTGCGTCAGATGATTGAGTAGTTTCACCGATCAAATCTGAAAAACTACCTGTTAAAATCTGCAACGCTTGTGAAGAAGCACCAGCAATCGCACCAATTGATAATTTATCTTTCAAGCTGATAAACTTAGATTCGGTTTTTTCAGCAGTATCACCGAGCTCTTTTGTTTCGTTTTTTGCTTGTGAAGCATCTGCGTTAAGTACTGTTTCTTTTTTGTTAGGTATCTTGCTTATACCCTCTTTTGTAGCTTTTATTTTCAGTGATGCCCCGTCATTGTCCGCCTTTAATTCAGTTATTTTGCTTTTCGGTATGCCTTTTAAAAAAGCCTTTGTTTCTTTGACGTCTTTTTCAGCATCCGAATTATCAGCCTTGATTGTGAACTTAACTGGTTTATCAAAAGTTTGATCGACATCTTTTTTTGTTGATTTGGCAATTGTTGTAACTTTTGCGGTCTCAGCTTTAAATGAATCATCAATTTTTGAACCCGTGTTCATTCCCAATTTTGTTAATATGTCATCAACAAAACTAACGTCTGTTTTAAATTTAGGTAAATTCGACAGCATCACATCAATATTTATTGTTGCATCTGCGCTCAAACACTCACCTCCTTATGATTTGGCTTGTGCTGCTAACATAGAAAACATATCGCCTAGTTGATCATCAAGACTGTTAACTGTTTTTTCAGACTCAAGAGCATAATAATTTTTCAGTTCTAATAAGCTATTTAGTTCTTCGCCTTCTAAACCAGCTACGCTTCTTGACCGAATCGCTAGTATCCGCTGAAATTGAGTGTCTTCGCTTAAGCCAGACATCAACGCTTTGAAAGTTAGATAATGCATTGAACCTTGCTCGTTTAACAAATCGATTTTGTAATCTGCCATAAACGAAGAGTAAATAGCTCCAGCGTCTTGAGAATACGAATAATTCATATTTGAATCCTGACCAGTCGATTCTCCTTCACTTCCAATGCTTCCATATGGATTCGATTGAATATAGTCAACTATGTCGTTAATAGCTTGTTGCATTTCTTCAAAAGTGAATGTATCTTCCGCTTTTTTTGAATCGATATAAAACAATTTGAACCCAAGAATTATTTTTTCTATAGACTCCAAATTCTTATCGTCAATTAGTTCATAGAATCGAATAACAGTGTCAAAAGACAAATCAATTTGATATTCATTACCTGAAATAATCACTGTTGTTTCTGGTTTTCTCGTTAGATCAAACATCTAATCACTTCTTACGATTATTTTTGTAATGTTTTTTT